TATTCCTCGACCCTCCCTATGCCCAGACGGAGCGAGACCCCTGCATCTACTCCGTGGAGACCAGTGTATCAGCAGCGGTGCGGGAGTGGGCGCTGGAGCGCGGGGACAATCCCCTCTACCGGATTGCCCTCTGCGGCTACCAGGGTGAGCATGACATGCCCCCATCCTGGACCGTCTACCGGTGGAAATCCGTAAGAGGCTATGCCTTTCAGGGCATGGAGGGTAGCCGGGGCAGAGCTAATAGGGACCGGGAAACGGTGTGGTTCAGCCCGCATTGTCTGGGGCTGGACCGGGTAGTGCAGCTACATCTCCCGTTAGAGCTGGATGAGGAGGGTGGCTGAGAAACGGTGCCGGTCAGGGGTCAGAAACTTCCACAGGCCACAACAGCGGTCGCGAGCCAGCGGCGCCGGTGGTAATTTAAAACAGGAGAGAAAGGACACTCAGGAGTGTCCATGTGCGGTAAAAGGGGTGAGCGAGCGCCAGCGCTGGCCTGGCGCTCATCTTCCAGGCAAGGAATATCTGAAATGGCACAGGTCTGTCCTCGCTGCGCTGGTGTCGTGATAGGTCTCAAGGACTGCTATGGCTGGTATTGGGACTGCCTGCGGTGCGGGCATCACATCACCCCGCCGCGGGAAGCGCACGAATTGGAGGTACACCAGCAGCATCACAAAGAGCATAAGCGGCGGATCGAGTCCCACCCTGATATTAGTGTTGCTGACTGGCTCCAGGCTGAGCTTCAGCGACGGGGTTGGAGCGCTACTGACCTGGCCCGGAGAATGGGTGTCAGCCGCAGTTCTGTCAGCCGCTATGTGTCAGGCGATGCTCGTGTGTCAGAGCACCGCCTGGAGCTCATTCAGGAGATATTCAGGGGGGATGGGTGAGCAGCCCTCGAGGCCACGGAGGGGAACTGTTTCATATTAGTGGAGCGAGCCACTACGCAGATCATCCTAATTGACGTAACTGACAGATGCTATGCCACGCTACAAACTGGAACAGATAGAGGCGGCCTTGCGCGAGACCAGAGGTATGGTCTACCTTGCAGCCAGGCGCCTCGGGTGCTCCCACAACACCATCAGGTCCTGGTTGGAGCGGTCGCCTCATCTCAGGGAAATCCTCGAGATGGAGGACGAATCGGTTACCGACACCGCCGAGCTGAAACTATACCAGGCCATCATCAATGGGGAACCCTGGGCCATCCAGTACCGCCTCAGTCGCAAAGGGAAGAGGCGGGGCTACACCGAACAGAAAGATATCGCCACTCCGCCGGGGCAACCTTTGGAGACAATCATCCGGGTAGTCTATGACGACAGCGACTGAGTACAAAGTCCATCTTCGCCGCCCCCACCCGAAGCAGCAGGGTTTTGTGGACTCCGTAGCCAAGCGCATTATCATCCGCGCCGGACGCCGCTCCGGCAAGACGACCGGCATCGCCATCAAAGCCCTCCAGCGGTTCCTCGCCGGCGGCCGTGTACTCTACGCCACGCCGACCCAGGAGCAGATCGGGCGCTTCTGGTTTGAGGTCAAGCGGTCCCTGACACCGCTCATCGAGTCCCGTCTGGTTTACATCAATGAGACGATGCACCTGGTAGAGTTCCCAGGGACCGAGAACCGCATAAAGGCCAAGACGGCGTTCAACGCCGACACCTTGCGCGGCGACTACGCTGATCTGTTGATCTTAGACGAGTGGCAGCTGATGAATGAGGACGCCTGGGAGCTGGTGGGCGCCCCGATGCTGCTGGACAACAACGGGGATGCCGTCTTCATCTACACCCCACCGTCACTGCATTCCCGCTCCGTCTCAAAGGCGAGAGACAAGCGCCATGCGACCAAGCTCTTTGAGCGGGCCAGGCATGACCCGCGCTGGGAGGTCTATCACTTCACCTCCTACGATAACCCACACATCAGCCGCGACGCCCTGGAGGAGATCGCTCGCGACATGACCCGGCTGGCCTACCGCCAGGAGATCGAGGCGGAGGACGTGGATGAGGCCCCCGGCGCCCTGTGGAAGCTGGCAATCATCGAGAGCAACCGGGTCAGCCAGGCCCCGGACCTGCGCCGTATTGTCATTGCCCTGGACCCCTCGGGTGGGCATACCGAGGCCCATGATGAGGTAGGCATCATTGTGGCTGGCCTCGGGGCTGACGGTCATGGCTATGTCATCGCTGACGCCAGTGGCCGCTACTCCCCCGACGCCTGGGCCAGGCAGGCGGTGGACCTCTACGATAGCCTGCGGGCGGACCGCATTGTTGCCGAGCATAATTTTGGCGGGGAGATGGTTGAGCATACCCTGCGGACGGTGCGCTCCAGCGTGCCCTACAAAGCCCTGCACGCCAGCCGGGGCAAGCAGGCGCGAGCTGAGCCGGTGGCCGCACTCTACGAACAGGGCCGGGTGCATCACGTGGGTGTCTATCCCCAGCTGGAGGACGAGATGTGTACCTGGGAGCCAGCGGCCAGCTCTGTCAGCCCGAACCGCATGGATGCGCTGGTCTGGGCGCTGACAGAGCTGCTGGTCCAGGGCGGTGCCCCGAATATCCGGTTTTTGTGATGGCTGTAATTTGCGAAAGACGCACTTTGCTATAATATTGGAGGTACTCAGTTTCATCGCCATTGGCTACGGCGTGTGGCTGATTTACCCTCCTGTTGCCATTATCGTGTGGGGTATTGAGGGTGTGATCCTCGCTCAGGTAATTGAGGATGGCTCTCCTGACGCGTAGCCTCCGCGCAATCTTGGGGAAGCAGGCGGTCCAGCGACTACCCGCCTCCCCGAATGCCTCTGCTTTTGCCACCACCGGCCTGCCCTCTCCCCAGCTCCACCTTAACAGCCTCAACGCCTATGGCGCCGTGTCCTGGCTATTCGCGACCGTCAACCGTATCGCTCATGCCACGGCTACGGTCCGCTGGTCGCTCTATGAGGTGATGGCCAACGGCGACCGGCGGGAGGTGTTCGACCATCCCCTGCTGCGCTTGTGGAAGGGCGTGTCCCCCTATGAGACCGGCGAGTCTTTCCGCGAGGCCGGCCAGCAGCACCTGGACCTGACTGGCGAGTGGTGGACAGTGCTGCTCCGCGGCCGCAGTGGCCTGGTCGAGGAAATGGAGCTGGTGCGCCCGGACCGGATGTATGTCATCCCCAGCGCCCAGGAGTTCATCGCCGGATATATCTACCGCCTCCCTGGGGTGCCTGATGTGCCGTTGCGCCGTGACGATGTGATGCTGATCAAAATGCCCAACCCCCTTGATCCGTACCGGGGGATGGGGCCGGTGCAGGCCCTTCTGGTGGACCTGGAGTCGGAGCGGGCGGCGGCCACCTGGACCAGGAATTTTTTCTGGAACAGCGCCGAGCCGGGCGGGGTGATCCAGTTTGAGGAGACCCTTTCTGATGAGGATTTTGAGCGCCTGGTGGCCCGCTGGCAGACCCAGCACAAAGGGGTCTCCAATGCCCACCGGGTCGCAGTGCTGGAGCGGGGGCAGTGGGTGGACCGGAAGCTCTCGCAGCGGGATATGCAGTTTGAGCAGCTGCGGCGGCTGAACCGGGATATCATTGTCCACGCCTTCGGCATGCCCACGGCGCTCCTGGGAGTGGCCGAGTCGGTCAACCGGGCCAACGCTGAGGCCGCCGAGCTGATGTTTGGGCGCTGGGTAATCAAGCCCCGGCTGGAGCGGATTCGGGATGCGGTCAACGAGCGGCTGGTACCCCTCTTTGGCCCCAACCTGGAGATGGATTTTGCCGACCCGACTCCAGCCGACCGCGACCGGGCCATCCTGGAGGCAACCCAGGGCTATGGCGGCGGCATTCTGACCCTGAACGAGGCGCGGCGCCGCCTGGGTGAGGGGGAGCTGCCCGAGGGAAATGAGCTGAAACCAGTGCCAACTCCGTCGCCCTTTGCCCTGGGCGTCAAAGGAGTAATCAAGGCTGAGGGGGTTGACTTGCCGCGGGAGCTGGAGCAGGAGGAGGGGCGGGTCCGGCGCCGCTGGGCTGAGCGGCTGGAGTCCGAGCGCGACGCCATTATCGCCTACCTGTCAGTGTT